CCCGTCGGATCCATCTTGACTTGGCCTTTACTACCGTGTCGGCGTGGCATGCTCGATCCTTTCGCGCAAGGTTACGGGTCCCGTCGGATAACTCCAGAGTTCATACAGGCCGCCGACCTGTTGCCAGATCGCCGCCGGATCGGCCGGATCGCGCGACGGGTCCAGGCGCAAGCGGCGGATCCGCCGGCAGGTCATCGCCGCATAGCCGGCCGCGGTCAGGTCCAGGTCGGCGTGCTGCAGCAGCGCGTGGATCCGCGCCGCCGCCTGGCGCGCCGTCGTCCCGCCCGTGTCCTGGATCACCGCTTTGACGGTGTAGACCGTCCGTTCGTACAGCGTGTCGCCGTCGAGCGCCGGCGTGTCGTCGTGTTGCTGGACGGCGACGACGACGACGGCCGTCAGGCCGGGCGGCGCCGTGGCCCAGTAGACGCCGCCGGGACAGAGCGCCGTCAGCGCGGCGTCGTTCGCCAGGCGTTCCACGATCGCCGCGTCCACCAGGCCGGCGTCCATCAGGCGCCGTCCACCTGCAGGCCGGCGGCGCGGACGCGCGCCACCATCGCCGCCACAAATTGCTCACGGCCGCGGCGCGTCGCCGGGACAAACGCCGGGACGGGCGCCGTGCGGACCGTGCCAAATTCGACCAGTTCGGCGTACGGCGCGTCCACGACGACCGCGGCAAAGACGCGCGCCGGCGAGGTCGATCCGTCGGTTACGACGTGGACCGACGCGCGCAGGGCGCCGGTTTCGCCGAGCGGATAGGCGGCGCGGATCGCCGCCGCCGCCTGTTCGGTCATCGCCGCTTGTTGCGCGCGCGCATCCGCCGCCAGGTCGGTCGGGAGCCGGGTCAATTCCTGCAACAGCTCATCCACGCCGCCGAGTTTCATGAGTGTCGGCATATCAGCCCTGCAGATCCGCGATCAGATGCATATCCCGTCCGCGGTTCTCGACGTTGATCGCGGACGTCACCTGGTAGACGCGGCCGTCGGCGTCGATCAGGCGCGTTTCGGTCGTCACGCCAGGATGAAAGCGGCCGACGACGATGTACGACGCATGCGTGAGCAGGGTCCCTGGCGCGGCGCGTTCCGCCGACGACGCCGGCCGGAGCCTGACGTACGCCGTGGGCGGCGTCAGCGGCGTCCAGCTTTGCGTGTACCCGCCGTCGCCGTCCGGGACGGGCGCGCCGAGCGGCGCCTCAAAGCGGACACGGTCCCGCAATTGGCCGATCGCGTCAGGCGGCGATCCGGTCTGCATGGTCAGGCCAGCGCCGGGTACCGCGTCCGCATAAAGAGCAGCGACAGCGCGGTCCAGAGTTTCGGGTCGTGATCGCCGGCGGCGTCGTCGCCGCGATGTTCCCAATAATGGCCGAGCGTGATCAGCGTCCCGCGTTGCACCAGCGGCGGCGCCGTCGTGTCGTCCCACGTCGGATCGGCGTCGGCGCCGAGGTAGTCGATCACAATGGCCGACGCGTCCGCGATCGCGCGCGTCAGTTCGGCGTCGTACGCCGGATCCGTCACCTTGACGTGATCCTGAGCCATCGCCAGCGTGATCAGGGCCATCAGCGCGCGTCCCGTCCGCGTTTGACCATTAATTGCCAGTCGGGCGAATGGCCCGGCGTCGTCGTCGTGGTTCGGCCGCAATACCACGCCGATCCGCCGGCCGTCACCAGATCGCCGGGATCGTAGGTTTTCCCGGCGACGTGGACGCCGAGATACCGCAAGCCGGCGCCGTCTTTGCCGGGCGCGCCGTCCAGCCCGTCCCGGCCGGCCGGTCCAGCCGGTCCCATTGGGCCGGCGACTGGCGCCCGCGCTTCGAGCGCCGTCAGGCGCGTGGCCGTGTCGGTTTCGAGCGCCAACAGGCGCCCGTGAATCGGGCCGATCGCGCCTTTGATCGCCGTCGCCACTTCGAGCGCTAAGACTTCAGGCCGCATGCTGCAGATCCCCCAGTTCGGCGGCCAGCGTCACGCGGAACGCTTTCACCGCGGCGTCGTCGTCGGCCGCCTGGTCGTCGTCGGCCGGTGCGTCGTCGTCCGGCGGTTCGTCGGCCGGCGGTGCGTCGTCGGTGTGCGTCGCCGGCGTCGCCGGCGCGGCCGGTTCGGGTTTGCTGAACGGGTGATCGGCGTCCCGTTCGGCCAGCGCGCGCAGACTAAAATTCTGTTGCTGCATGTACGGCGTGTCGCCGCCGACGACCTTCCCCAACCCGAAGTACTTGCGCCGCGCTTCGTCCGGCGACAGCGCGCCGGATCCGATCCCGTCGGCCGCCGCTTTGGTTTTCGTCGCCGTCACCATCCAGATCAGATCGTCCACGTCAAATTCGATCCCGTACGGCGTGTTGAGTTCCAACCCTTCGGCCAGCGAGATTTCAAAGTTCGCGAGGAGCGATTGAATGCACTGCGAGTGGTATTTCTGCAGTAGCGCTTCCAGGTCCGGGACGGCGGCGCCGTCGAGATCCAGCAGCGCCGGCGGGACGTGGTAGCAGGTACAGACGTTGGACGCCGTCCAGTTCAGTTGCTCGATCAGTTGCGCGTCGGCGGCGTTGACGGTCATCGCTTCGTACTTCAAGCCATTCCCGACGACGGCGACGCGGCCGATATTGGCGCCGGTAAAGTTATCTTCCCAGTACGCTTTCAGGCGTTCCGCCTGCGGTTGGCCGATCTCGCCGGGCGCCGTCAGGATGCCGGACGGATGGGAACCCGCGCGAAAAAATTGCTCGCTTTTCGTCTGGATCGTGAGTCCCTGTTGCGCCGCCAGGCCGCACGCGTACAGCGGCGTGACGCCGATCAGCGGATGGAACAGCGTCACCATCGGGTCGTGAATCATTTCGCGCGCCGGGACGATCAATTCCTGGCCGTCCGGCAGGCCCGCGACGCCGGTCAGGTCGTGTCGGGCGAGCTGATAGTAGACGGCGCCGTCGGGCGCCACCAGCGGCGTGACGCGGGCGGGATCGAGCACGTACAGCGCCGTGACGACGCCGCGGCCGTCGCGCTGTTTCAGGATGTAGGCGTTCCCGGCCGTCAGCTTCGACGTGATCCACTGTTCGATGAACTTGACGATCGTCTGGTAGCGGTTCGGTTTCCGCAGGACCGGGGAGTACGCCGGATTGTAGGTTTCGGTCGTGATCCCTTCCGGGTCGCCCGTCACCAGGCGCAGCGCCAGCTTGCCGATATCGGTCGCGATCAGCGTCACACAGCCGTAGACGGCGAAGTAGGACAGCGCCGACGGCGTCGTGATTTCTTCGTTGCGTTGCCAGGCGCCCATGGTGGGCTCCCGGATGATCGTGGACCAGGCGCCCGACGACGACGCCGGCGTAAGCGCCGGCCGGCGTCGCGTCAGTTCATAGCCAAAGATCCGCATCAGGCGCCGCGATCAGAGCGTGTAGACGGCGCCGGTCAGGTAGTAGACGGAGCTGGACAGCGCGCGCTTCCAGTTGATGAACCGTTCGGCGCGCAAGCCGACCAGGTTGTCCTGCCAGAGGGACGCCCAGACGGTCGTCGCCGGATCGGCCGGGTTGACGGGCGCGTCGTTCATTTGCAGCGACGCTTCGCGCGACACGTCGATCGTCACGCCGCCGTCGTCGGCCAGCAGGATGTATTCCGGCGCCAGGCCGATCACCTTGTCGCCCACGGCATTGCTCGCGATGATGTTGACGCCGTTCGCCGCGCCGCCGGCCGCGCCGACGCCGGGGAAGATCACCTGGCCCATGCCGTCGCGCTTGTACCCCATGGCAAACGCGTTGGTTTGGTTCATGATCACGGTCAGGCCGGAGAGCGACACGTTGTTGCCCGAAAAGAACGTGACGATCGCGCCTAGATCCTTGCCGGGATCGTCCAGCGACGCCGCGGTCCCGGCGCCGTTCGTGATCGACGCCGGCGACACGTTCGCCACTTCCGCGACGGCCGGATCGGTGAATTGCTGATCGAGGAATTGCGCGATCCCCTTGATCATGTCGTTGCGGACGATCGCTTCGGCCGACGGCGACGACGAGCGGACGAGTTCTTCGGTCAGGACGATGATCCCGGCCGCTTTCGCCATGCCGAGCGACGTTGAGGTAAACGCCAGCTTGCCGACGGGTTTGGCTTTCGCCTGCCCAACCCACTTGTACGTGCCGCCGGCCGTCTGGACGGGTACGGAGACGTTGAACGGGACTTTCGTCAGGCCGGGGATCTTGCCGAGGATCGTCGCCGGGCGCGACAGCTCGACAAATTCGTTCGTGAGGTTATTCACCTGCACCAGCGCGCCGGCCCACGCGGGATCGGTCGTCGTGCCGGGCGCGACGGCCGCTTTGATCATCAGCTCGACTTCCGGCGTCGAGTCTTTCCACTGCTTGGCGTACTCCAGCGCGCGGTAACTGTCGCCCTTCGCGTTCAGCATCGCCAGTGTGTAGCGGACAAACGCCGATCCCGGCGCGACGTTCGGCCGGACAGAGACGCGCGGGAAGGTCGTCGCCGGCAGGCCGGCGAGATTCGGCGCGCCCGCGGACGCCAGGACGGGCGCCGCCGCTTTCAGGTTCAGCGCTTCGAGATCGCGCCAGCGGACCAGATCCGCGTCAATACTTTTCACCTGGACGGACAAGCCGTCGTGTTCGGTCGCGGCCGACGCTTCGAGCGTCACGCCGTCGCCGGCCGCGCTTTCCATAATTTCGGTCATGCGCGCGGTCAGCGCGGCGCGCTTGTTCTCGAGTGCCGTGATGTGTTCGCCGGTTGGTTTCATCGTTCGCCTGTTCGTCTGGCCCGAAACGCCGGGCGGGATACGGCCAGACGCGGCCAGGTGCGGCGCGTCAAAACTCTTGATCGTCTGGATCGTGGTTTCGACATTCGCCGGGACAGTGACCAGGGACAATTCGCAGATTTCGGTCTTTAGGAGCTGGACGCCGCCGCCTGGCAGCGCTTTCACGCCGTCGGCCAGCGGCCGGTACCCGATGCTCACGCCGGTCATCAGGCCGGCGACGATCGAGTCCCACGCTTCGTTGACGCGGTCGCGGACGGCGCCGGGTTCGGCAATCGTCGGCAGCGTCGCTTCAAAGCGGATCCCCGTCGCCGTCGCCGTCAGCATGGCGCGCCCGACGGGACGTTCGCGATCGTGGTGCAGCAGCAGCGGGAGCGGGTTCGTAAAGCGGGCGCCGAGCGGGTCCAAGCTGTGGCCCTGGCGGTCGAGCGTCGGCGTCGAGGCTAACCCCGTGATCGTGCGGCGCGATCCGTCCAGCGCTTTGATTTCCAGGACGGCGTACGCGCGGTCGAGCATTGCCGCCGGAGTTTAGCGGCGCGGCCGGCGGCGCGCCGAATTTGGATATTTTTTCCCGTCGAGCGGGAGCGATCGCCGGATCAGTTCCGGGACCGTGACGCGCGCGCCGGCGGCGGCCGTGTACAGGACGTCGTACGCCTTCGACGGGAGGTTCAGGCAGACGGCGACGGACGGATCGGCAGGATCGAGCGCCGGGCGGCCAGGTCGTCGCATGCGGTTATCCCCCAAAGATGTACATCTCGTAATCGGGCGGCGGCGCCGGCGCGTCGCGGTTCATGGCGTCGATCGCCATCACCAGCGCGTACACGCCGTCGATCCGTTCGGTGGATTTTGCCTTACTTGGCTGAATATTCCCCGCGTGATCGATATCGACCGACGCGTTCGCGACGTTCCACCGCAGGATCGGGTGGCCGTCGTGGCGGAGCGTCCGTCCCAGGATCGCCTGTTCGAGCGCTTTCGACGGCGCCGACAGCGTCGCTTTGCCCTGGCGCATCTTGACGCAGGTAAACCCGTCGAGCGATTCGAGCCGGGTCACGAGATCGGTCGCATTCCAGGGATCGTACGCCACCATGCGGACGTCGTACTGCTGATCCCAGGCGCCGAGGTGGGCGCGCACCGCTTCGTAGTCCACCACGGGGCCAGGCGTCGCCGTCAGGACGCCGCGGCGCGCCCATTCGTCGTAGGGGACGCGGTCCCGTGTCACGCGGGACGCGATCCGCTCCAGCGGGACAAAGAATGACGCCAGGACGGCAAAGCCGGCGCCGTCGTCGTCCGGAAACACGGCGACGGCCGCGGTTAGGTCCGTCGTGGTCGAGAGATCCAAGCCGACATAGCAGCGCCGGCCGGCCAGCGACGCCGGATCGATCGGCGCCTGGCAGGCGTCCCACGCCGGCAGCGCGATCCAGCGGGTTTCCTGTTCGGTCCATTGGTTGAGGTACAGCCGGCGAAACGCGTTTTCCTGCGCCGGGATTTCCTGCGCCCTGGCGCACGCGACGCGGAGTTCGTCCAGCGATCGGAAATCCCCCAGCGCCGGGTTCGCCTGGCGCCAGGTCGTCTCATCGGTCCAGTCGGCGTCGGCCGCCGCTTCGTAGATCACCGCCAGGAACGACGGATCGAGCGTCGGATCTTCCAGGACGCGCTTCCCGTGCGCGTACAGCTCCCACAAGATCGACGTGCGCGACGTGCCGGCCGTCGAAATCGCAATCACCAGCGGTTGCGCGCGCGCGCCGGTCGAGGTCGAGAGCACATCCCACAGATCGCGCGTCGGCGCCGCGTGGAGTTCGTCATAGATCACGCGCGACGCGTTCAACCCGTGTTTGCTATACGCTTCGGCGGAAATCGCGCGGTAAAACGATCCCGATTTCCGGTGGACGATCCGTTTTTGCGAGTCGATGATCTCGCAGGCCGCCGACAATTCCGCGTCATTGCGGATCATTTGCGCCGCGACGTTGAAACAGAGCGCCGCCTGATCTTTGTCGTTCGCCGCGCTGTAGACTTCGCCGCCGGTTTCCCCGTCGAACAGCAGGCCATCGATCGCCAGCGCGGCGCACAGCTCCGTCTTCCCGTTTTTCCGCGGCAACATCAGCAGGCAGGTCCGGATCTGCCGGAGTCCCGTCGCTGTGTTGATGGCAAAGAGCGGCCGGATGATCCGTTTTTCCTGCCACGGTCGCAAGCGGAACGGTTCGCCGGCGAAGGGACCTTTCGTATGCGTCAGCTTGTTGATTAGCTTGACTTTGTCGGTCGGTCCCATCCCGCGGCGCCGCGGCGGCGCCTGGCGCGTCACGGCGTGATCAGCGACACGGTCAGGAACGCCAGGCCGACGGCGATCAGGTTGACGCGGGACGCGACGCCGCACGCGGCGGCGACAAACGACGCGACAGCGCAGAGCAGCAAGACGGCGTCGAGCGTAATCATGGTGATCCTTTCAGATAATTTCCGTCCATCCGTTCGGCAAGTATCGGCGCATGCGTTCAAACCGTCGCCGCGCGTCCGCCGTTCCGCGGACGTCGCATACGTCACCGACGCGGCGCGCTTCAACAGCGGCGAGCCGCCGGCGCAAGTGAAATGCCACATCGCCCACTTCAAACCATTCGCCCAGCATCGGATCGCCCACGCCGGCGAGCACGCGGATCGCCGCGTCGCGCAAGGTATTCACCGACAGCAACAACCCGGCCGACGAAATACTGGCGTGCCAAACTGGCCCACCGAAACCCGCGTCAATTCACTCGTATCCACTATTAACCGTGACGATCGCGCGAATCAGGCCGGACGTACGGTGAAATCGGGGATGAAGGGTTTCGATGGCTAACCGACAGGGATGATCGATCGCGGTTTGCTGTTGTTCGGTCATAACAGGTTGCCCCATTTCGACACGGGCGCCGCGGCCGACGGCGTCACCTGGACGCGCGCGCGACTGGACGGCGTCATGCCAAATTCCACGAGAAACGCGCGCATTTGTGACATCGCATTGTGCGCGATCCGCACGTACGGCGAGACGCCGGGTAGTTGGCCGGGCGCCGGTTTCGGGACCAGGCCGCGCCGGCGTAGTTGCGCCGTCGCCTGGCGCCAGGTCAACCACGCTTCGCAGTACGCCGCCAGCGCGGCGCCGTCGGTTTCGGTCAGGACGCCGAGCCGGCCGAGGATCGGCGCCAGGCGTTTCCATTCGGTTTTCGCCGCCGGCGCCAACCAGGCCGGCGGCGGGAACGTGTCGCCGTCCACGGGCGGCGGCGTCGGTTCCTGCTTGCGTTTCCGCTTGCCGGGGTTGCCGCGGAGCAAATGCAGCGCGGTTGGCGTCGGTTTGCGTCCCTTCATGGCGTCGGACAATGGTGATCCAGCCAGGCCGCCGCGTCAGACTTTGCGTCAGCGGCGGCGTCGGTCGCCGTCGTCGTCCGCGCGTCGATCGTTCGGTTGCTGGTTGTGGCGTTGCAGCGTCCGCAGTAGACGCGGATGTGCATCAGCGGCGAGTCTGCGACATCCTGAACGACCATGATCGGGCTAGGTAATGGCGGCGTCATAAATGGTTTATCCCGCTGTCGGCCGGCCGTGATCGCCGGGTGCCGGCGACGTCCAGGCGGCGTCGGCGGCGGGTCCAGGCCGGGCCAGAAATCGCAATTTCGCGCGCACTTGCGCAGCGGCCGGGACGGCTCCCGACTCGGATCGAAAGTTTTCGCCCCCGACTCCCCCCCCCGGTTTCATTAGGAAATTCGCGTGTTTCCGCGCGCGCCGGGAAATCGCGCGACTGGAGAAAATTTCGCGGGGCGATTTCGGGATCAGCGGGTTTCGGG